ATACAAGAACTATCAGCTAAATGCGATAGCTTACAAAGTGAAATTAATATTCTAAAAGGAGAATAATAAAATGGAAGAAAGAGATGTAACACAAATTCTATCAGCAGCAGATGATTCTGTTAGTTTGATAAATGGTGTAAACGCTGGCTCTTGGAATGTAGAAGGCTTAGAACAAAGTGAAATCAACGATATGGTTCAGCGTAATGTTGACCATCTTGAAATCATTTTGGCTTATGAAGAAGTCGTAGCTGATTCAAGCGACAAATCTTCTTATACCGATGCTATTTCTACAGGCGAAAGCTACATTAGTGCAAATAGTTAATATATAATAAATTTTTAACTATTTAGGAGAAACTAATGGAGAAACGAGAACAAGTAAACGAAAATCCAGTCATCATAACTTTAGATGACAAGGAATACAGAAGAGAAGATCTTAACGATGATCAATTAGTCATTGCTGCGGAACTTCAAGGGATTGCAAGAGATATGCAACAACTAGAAGCTCAGTACAACAGACTGAACAGAGATAAGAACTATCGCATCTTGGATTTTCAGAACAGCTTGAATGTAGAAGAAGTCGAAGCTGAAGAAGCTGACGAGGAGAAATAAATGTTTGAAGTATTAACATTAACAAACTCAATCTTAATTATTTTTTTATGCTTTCTGCATAAAGATTTAATTAAAGATCTTTATCCTTCCACGCCTAAACCAAAAGGCAAGAAAAAATAATGTCTACTCGTGTTACTGCATCTGATGTTAATTTGGAACTCCAGAAGCATGAGGTGCAGTGTAGTGAAAGATGGTCACAAAACTGGAACAGAATGAAAAAGATTGAATCCAGTATCGAAAATCTAGAATCTAAGCTAGATACTCAATTTGAAAGACTGGATAAGAAAATAACTTATATGATAGTTACTGGATTCTTTCTAATTCTTGGTACATTAGTAGCAGCAGTATTTGCATAAATCACAATGGCTAAACCAAAACAGTCAGTAGCCAAGACTCACGATTACCAGAGAGCCAAAACTAAAAGAACTTCTATTGGCTCTTCACCAAACACTTACCCAAAAAACAAAAACAAAAAAGCTCAGTTTAAAAAGTACAGAGGTCAAGGAAGATGATTGATAAATTTATAGAACCAGTCAGCAAGATATTAGATAAGTTTGTTGCTGACAAAGATTTAAAAGCTAAACTAAATCATGAGATCAAAAGTCAATTTCATGAGATCAATCTTGCTCAGATAGAAGTCAATAAAGTAGAAGCAGCTCACAGATCTGTGTTTGTTTCTGGATGGCGACCTTGCTGTGCTTGGATGTGTACCATAGCACTTGGTTATCATTTCTTATTGCAACCTATGATTCTTTTTGCTTTTGCCCTTAAAGGTGAAGCTATTACTTTGCCTGAATTTGATATTAGTGCATTGATGACTATCTTGCTTGGTCTATTGGGATTAGGTGGAATGAGATCATGGGAGAAATCAAAAGGTTTAACCAAATAATGTATTTAGCTATGAATGAAAATAAGATAGACTACGCCACTCTCAAAAAAGAGATCATTGAAAAAGAAGGCATGGTGCTTCACTGCTATGATGACCCTTTAGGAAAGAAAACTATCGGGGTGGGTAGACTAATAACTGAAGATGGGGGAATCACAGAAGAAGAAGCACTATATCTTCTTGATAATGACATCAAGAAAATAGAACAGTTCTTAGACGAAAGGTGGGCAATCTGGAGAGACCTACCTCTTGATGCACAATACGTAACTTTTGATCTTTGCTTTAATGTCGGACTAAACGGATTCATGGCATTCAGAAAGACCAGAGCTTACATGGAACTAGGCGAATGGGATAAAGCAGCAGAAGAGCTGTTGAACTCAAAGTATCATGAGCAACTACCAAGAAGAAGCATGATCAATTCTGAAAGATTAAGGAAATGTGCTGATAGCTCATAAGTGTCATGGCTCTGCATCATACTCATCACATTGGTAATGCAGGAGAGTTTTTAGCTGCAAGCATTATTGCCCAAGTTGCAGACCAAGTATTCATAACCAGTCAAGGCATCGCAGACATAGTTTTTGAATACGATTATCAATTCTATAGATGCCAAGTCAAAACCAAATCACAACATGAAATCCATCGTATCAATTGGCGATTTGATCTGAGACGTAGCAAAGCAAAAGACAGACAATATCCAGAGAACACTATAGATCTGTATGCTCTGGTTTCTTTAGAGCTGCGGAACGTGGTCTTTATTAGAGATCACACTGACAAGCAGATCACCATTAAAGATGAGCATATGAAGCACAACGATGCGGTCAAAAATCTCTTAGATGTCCTAGAAAAATAATTTAAATAAATACTATACAAATGTATATTTATTTGATTTAATAGATTCATTAGTAATTATTTTAAAGGGAAAAAATTATGAATGAATACTACTACAACAACTTTACGATAGGTGAATCTAATCATTTTGGCAGCATAGTCTTTGTGATTAGACCAAGTGAATATGCCCATGATCTATGGGGTGAGCAATTTGGCAATCAGTATGGCGAACTAGGCATGGAGTTCTGGGGAGAAGCTAATACTCAGCAAGAAGCTGAAGCGATGGTTGATATGTTTGTTGCTGATTTAGAAGCTAGAGAGGTGGCGTAATGAAATCAATCACATTAAACAAAAAGGAATTAAAAATTCTTAGGGTGCTTTTAGATAGTCAAGTCTTGAGTCTGGAAGAAAAGCATGACAAAAATTACTTAGAAGAATTTTGCATTGATACACTTGAGCAAGCAGAAAATCTTTACAAGAAACTTAAGCAGGTGACATCATAATGAAATCAATCAGATTACTCAAGTGGGGTGGTGGCTATGTCACCATCCCTACAGAAAGCATCAGAGGTATTATCAATAGCTACGAAGGTACTTTGATCTACACCACTGACAATGTGTACAAGGTCACTGCTTCTAAAGAAGAGATTGAAGAACGTTTAGTAAGGAGAGCATCGTGAAGTGTGCATACTATGTAGGTGAGGGCGGTAAAGTTCCTGCTATAGTCCAAAAAGAAAAAAGAGTTTACGCTGATGTTAAGTTATTACCAGATATCAGAAAGCGTAATTCTTGGGAACTGTGGGAAGTTCCTATTGAAGATTTGGTAGAAACAACTGACTTCAAGATTGTAAGTAATGTTATTACTGGTGATTTTTTGGTTTGGAATAAATCATGAACACATCTAACCACGAGCTATATTTCACCTCTAGCAAAGGTGTAGTGCAATGGGATTGGAAGGGCGAGAACTCACCTAGTGACAATCCTAGTCCTAAGTACAAGGCATACAACCATCAATGGCATGTGCCTAAGAAATCAGAATTCACAATCATTAGTGACTTACCTGCAACTGATAAGCAGCAAGTCAAAGATGAGCTGTGGGCATCTCTGGAAGCTGAAATTGATTATATGAAGGCTATCAGGAAAGTCCATTTAACTAACCAGAAAAACAGAAAGGGGGTTTAACATGGTTAATTTTTTATTAGGAGTAATCGCAACTCTAGTTGCACAAAAGCTGTACCAAGCATACAAAATTAGACGTAGGCATTATCTTGCTTGGAGATATGTGCCACATCAATACAGGATAAAAGGATGATTGATCAAGAATTTGTAGCGGTACTTACCTTTTTGTTATTCATTGGTGCTGTATTCTTCATGGTGCAGAAATAATGGGTGAGAAAGAAGGTAAGTTAACCAGAGACGATAGAGCAAGTGCAAGTGGTTATTCTCAACTCAAGGGCAATAGTCCTTATGGTACACGACAGGAATATTTACATAGAGCCATTAGGGCTAGCGAAGGAGAGAACGTGAGAGAGGAAATAGATAATGATTCAGTTAATCTAGGTCATTTCATGGAAGGCAATATCATTCGCTATGCATGTGAGAAGCTAAATCTCAGGGATGTAAAAACGGAGTTTGGTCAGAAGTTTGAGCATCCCTTCTTCCCTGTTGAATGTTCTTTAGATGGAACTGCAATCGCAGATGATCTGACGTATGTAGAGAATCCAGATAAAGGAGTTTACATTCCAGAAGGTGATGAAATTCACTTAGATGGCATGGGTGTTATTGAATGCAAGCTGACAAAAGCATATCCACCTAGTGACGGTAAACCTGAAATCTGGAGAGGGTGGGAGCAACTTAAGACTCAGGTCGAATGTGTTGGGTGCAACTGGGGTGTCTTAGTTGTCTTTTATCATATTCAACCTGTGATGCATTGTTACTTCTATCAAAGAGACCCTGCTTTTGAAGCAGAGCTAAAAGAAGTTGTAGAAGACTTTCAATACAGAGTCGATACCAAGACTTACTATGACCCTGTAACCTCTGATGATGCATGGTTGAAGTATCAGAAAGTGATTCCAGATGAGGTGGCAGAATTGCCTGCTACAGCGATTAATTTATTAGCTCAGATAGAAAGACTGGATGAGAACATAAAAGCATCAGAGGAAGCACGAGATGCTCTGCAGGCTACGGTCATGGATATGATGGGTAATGCAGAGAAAGCTGTTGCAGGTGAGTACGAGATCTCATGGGGCAACATTAGGTACAAGGCACAACCTGAAAAGTTGGTGGAAGCTAAACCAGAAAGGATTGTGAGACGTAGGAATATTAAGTTTAGAAGGGTAGCAACGTAGGAGATATGTATATCTTGAAGGAGAGTTTTGTTGCTACCCAAATTTTATTATATACTTCTTGAAGGAGAGTTTTATGGATACTGAAAAAGAAAATCAAAATAATCAAGTTGACAACAAGGAACTAAGGGCAGTCTGGATTGAACCAGATGTTCATGATCTTTTATGGCAATACAAAGTTAAGCATCGCAAGAAGTCTATCGGTGAAGTTGCAGGGCATTTCATCAAGCTAGGTATTTGCAACGAGGAACTTGGCAAATGAGTGAGTTAGGTGTTGAAATCATAAGAGTGGTGTTATTACTTGCTTGCATAATCGCACCTGCTTGGGCATTTGTTAATTCAGAAGATGGGGAAGAGATGTGAGTGAATACACAGACGAAGTAGCAAGACAAAGACTCAAGATAAGAGTTGAGGAGTGGCGTAAGGGTGTTAAGAGCATTTACGCTGAAGCAACTCCTGATGGTTCTATGATGTCAGTTACTTATAACGATGATTCCGTTAAAAGAATAAATGAAGATGGCACTGAGAGTTACACAACATCACCGCATGATGAAGATAGATTGGTTATGATGTTTGCAAAAGGAGAATCAACGCTGTGGTAAATAGCAGAAACAAAGGTGCTGCATTTGAGAGAAAGATTGTGAATCTAATTAATAAAAGATTAGAGGAACTGGGTCATGAAGATGTAGTCAAAAGAAATCTAGATCAGTATCAAACAAAAGGCGAAGCTGATATCTACCTGCGGAACTTAGCGATTGAATGCAAGTGCTATGCAGGAGACCCAATCAATTTTGCTAAAGGCTCTTGGTGGTCACAAGTATGTGAAGCAGCAGGAAACAGTCATACTCCAGTGCTTGTCTATAAGTACAACACTGGTCGTATTAAATATGTCATACCTGCTCATGCTGTTTGTCCAGATGACAGGATGCCTAAAAATAACAACACTGTAA